AGGAGGTGCAGGGGTACATCCGCCTGATGACGGATGCAGGTTTGAAGACCTTGGAAAGCGAGTACCTTGTCGACGATGGCGCAGCCATAGCATCAAGCATCGACAAAGTATTCGAACCCGATGCGGACGGCCTTTATACGCTAGGAGACATCAAATGCACGTCTAAGATACACGTGCAGAACGTCACCTTACAATTGTCCATATATGCCGCATTGTTCGAGAAGAACAACCGCGGCAAGAAGGTGGGCAAACTGTATGTTGTGTGGCTGCCAAAAGCGCAGTATGGTAAGCCGCAGCTTATGGAGTTGGAACGCATTCCAAAGGCTGCTTGTACCGCCATCATGAAGGCGTACTTGGCAGGTGAAGACCCAACACCATTGCGTGATAAATACTTCCCGAAGGATGATGGACTGAAAGAAGAGCCATTGCCCGATGATTGTGCAGGTATGGCGCAGGAACTCGCCAATATCGAGGTTAGCATTAAGGCCTTAACCGAACATAAGGACACGATTAAGGCTAAGCTGTATGAGCGTATGGTGTCGGATGGCGTTAAAAAATGGACAGGCAGCGCGCTTATCCTTACACGTAAGGCGGACAGTACGCAAGAGCGCGTGGACAGCACTAAGCTGAAAGCGTCTTATCCAGATGCCTTCGAGGCCTGCAAGAAAGTCGTTAACGTCAAGGGTAGCCTAGTCGTTAAGGCGTTGGAAAGTGAATAATTTTAAAACCTACGATTATGGGTAAGACCATGAACAAGGTGTTTATTGTCGGCTATGCTGGCAGTGATGCCGAACAAAGGACGACACAGGGCGGTGTCAAGTACGCCCGTGTGTCGCTGTCCACCTCATACGGCGGATATAAAAAGCAAGACGGCACGGACGTGCCAGAGCGTACGCAATGGCATCATTGCGTTGGATGGAACAACCTTGCCGACACGATGGCTAAGTACCTTAAAAAAGGTATGAAGTGCGCCGTTACTGGCCGCATTGAATACGGCACGTATAAGAATGCGCAGGGTGTCGATATTCCTACCACGGAGATAGTGGTCGAGGAGCTAACGCTGATGAGCCAAGCGCAAGGGGTGCAGCCTCAACAACAACCCCAGCCACATCAGCCACAAGCGCAGTATCAGCAAGGCGGTTATCAGCAGCAACCACAGCCACAGCAATACGCCCCACCCCAGCAGCAGCCACGGCAGGCACAGCAGCCGCAGCAATACGGCGGTTATCAACAGCAGGGGCAGCAGCAATATGGCGGCTATCAGCAGGGCGCGCAGCAGTTTCCGCCGAACGTGAATGAAGACGGATTGCCATTCTGAATTTATTGAATATGAAAAGTGTGCTAATGGAGAAGAGGGACGGGAAGGTATGGCTAGATACCGACTTGGATTTCCTCTTCTCCACACTTCGCAACGGCCGCTATATCATCAGCGTTAAGCGTGCCAGTGAGCGGCGCACGATAGCGCAGAACGACCTCATGTGGTCATGGTTCTCGTGCATCGAGGAAGAAACAGGCACGGCCAAGAATGACGTGTATATGTATTATTGCAAGAAGTTCTTGTGTAAGGTGGTGAGTGTAGGTGAGCGCATGGAGAAGATATATCAAACTTCGTCAATGCTCAATACCGTACAGATGGCCGACTTCTTGAAGAAGATACAGGCGGATGCCGCGGCCGAGCTGGGAATAACGTTACCTATTCCCGAAGATAGGTACTTTGAGGATTTTTACAACAAATATAAAACTTAAATAATATGGAGTTCAAAAAAATAGGTATTACAGATACCTATACGCTTAACGCCACATATACAAATTATGATGGCGATACCATTACGTTATCGGGGTGTAATGCGGTTCACCCCGATTTGTTGAACGCCTTCCGTGCATTAGTGCCGCACCTGTCATTATTGACCGAACAGCGCGAGGCATTCGGGAAGACATTATCCGCCTTGGAGGAAAACAAAGAAAACAAGGGGGAAGATAACGTGTATAGGCGTATCGGTGTCACAAGCGTAACGATAGGCAAGGAAGATGTTATCCTGTTCGGTCAACGTGTCACCGATAGCGGCGAAGTTATTAAGCTTGTCAGCCCCAAGGTTAACTTGGAGGGGAGCTTGTACGAATACAGACACGCTTTGGACTTGGCCATCGCTGGCTTAGAGTATGAGGCTAAGCTGTACATCACAGAGAAAAAGTGGAAGTACATACAAACTACGTTGGAGTTTGCCGAGGAAAAGAAAACGGATGCGGACGAATATCCGTTTGACAACGTGCAGCCCGACGAGGTGCCGCGTGTCAGCGTAGAGTTCTCGCCAGATGTGCCGCTGAAAGAAGATAAGTCGAAAAAAAGGCGAAAATTAAAGGTAGTTAAAATGAATTGATATGACAGCTAATGTGATGCGCTACGTGCGCACTCCGAACTGCTATAAGGTGTTGTTTTCGTACCATCCGCGGCTTATCGAGTGCGTAAAGCGCATTCCACATGTGCGTTACAGGAATATCAATGGTGAACATTTTTGGGAAGTCCATCCGTTTTATGAAGATAAACTTCACCTTATGGCGGATTGGGCTAAGCGAAAGGGTTATGTCAGCGGCGTGTGCTGGGAGAAGGATGAAGAGCCTATCGAGAGTTACGAAGTGCCGCCACTTCCTGACCTCGACGTGCCGCACAACATGACGTTAGAGCCGTACGAGTACCAGCGGCAGGGCATCGCCTACGCCCTGGAACACAAGCGGTGCATCATGGGCGATGAGCCAGGCCTGGGCAAGACTGCACAGGCCATCGGCACACTTACGGCGAGCGGTGCGTGGCCTGCCTTGGTAATATGCCCCACGGCGTTGAAGGTGAACTGGCAGCGCGAGTTCATGAAGTTCGGCGGTGTCAATGCCATCATCCTCGACGACAAGAACAAGGCCAATTGGCATAACTTGTGGGAAACGATTAACTATAAGGGCGAGCCGATGGCCAAGGCCTTTATCGTCAACTACGAGAGTTTGAAGAAATTCTTTGTGACGAAGATGAGCGATAGCCCGCGGTTTCAAATGCGCGGCGTACACTTTGACCAGCGCATCAACCTGTTTCGCTCCGTCGTTATCGACGAGTTCCACAAGTGCAAGAGCAGTAAGACACAGCAGGCCAAGTTCGTTAAGGCGATATGCAAGGGCAAGGAGTATGTGTTGGGCTTGACAGGCACGCCAGTCGTAAACAACAACCTCGACTTGATAATGCCGCTTACCATCATGGGACGGCTAGAAGATTTCGGCGGATATAACCGATTTGTTGAGCGTTACTGCGGCGGTAATAATGGGGCTAGCCACGTTAAGGAGTTGAACTTCCTGCTCAATAAGTGGTGCTTTTTCCGCAGGCAAAAGAAAGACGTGTTGAAGTGGCTGCCAGACAAAACGCGCACTTATCTGAACGTGGACATTGACACACGTAAGGAGTATGCCGAGGCACAGCGCGATATGATTACTTACTTACGTGAGTATCGCAATGCGGACGATGCCAAGGTGGAGCGTGCGTTACGCGGTGAAGTCATGGTTAAGATGGGGCTTTTGAAACAAATATCAGCGAAAGGCAAGATAAAGGCCGCCACGGAGATTATCCACAATACCATTGACGGTGGCGACAAGCTTATCGTATTCTGTTTCTTAAAGCAGGTTGTGGCCGACTTGAAGGCCGAGTTTCCCGACGCGGTGACCGTCACGGGCGAGGACGACGACAAGGCCAAGCAGCGCAGTGTTGATGCGTTCCAAAACGACGACAACACGCGGCTAATCATCCTTAACTATCGAAGTGGTGGTACTGGATTGACGTTAACAGCCGCATCCAACGTGTTGTTTGTTGAGTTCCCCTGGACATATTCAGACTGCTGCCAGGCGGAGGACAGGGCGCACCGAAACGGACAGAAGAACGCGGTAACGTGTACTTACCTGCTGGGCAGCAATACGATAGACGAATATATGTACAATATCATTCAAACAAAAAAGGACATAGCCAACGGCGTAACTGGCACCATTGAAGACATTGAAGAGCGTAAGGTCTCGATGCAACAGATGGTGATGGATGCGGCATTGGACATGTTCAAAGGTCAATATTAAGAATATGAAGTTAACCGAGAGCCAAATTCAAAAACAATGCGTGGCGTGGTTTCGCTTGCGTTTTCCGAGCATTGAGCCGCTGTTTTTCAGCGTGCCAAATGGTGGCGCGCGCAACGTGTGGACGGGGCGTGTGATGCGTGAGGAAGGAGCGCGCGCAGGTGTGGCTGACCTCATACTGCTGATACCCAAAGGCGGTTACGCCTCATTGTGTATCGAAATGAAGACGGCCAATGGCAAGCAGTCGGCCGCGCAGGTGGCATTCATGGAGCTGGCGCGGAAGATGCGTAATAAGTATGTCGTATGCCGCTCGTTTGACGAATTTCAAAAAGAGGTTAACGAATATCTAGGGCTATGAGTTACGGCGACTATATCGAGGACTTCTGGGCGAAC